CTGAACAAATGCAACAAGTTGACTACTCAAAATTAGTGCCTATTTTAGTTCAGGCAATACAAGAGCAACAACAACAAATTGAAGAATTAAAAAAATTAAAAAACAAATAATATGACAGAATTTAATTGGATAATTTCAGCAATGGAATGTATCAAAAAAGATGGTGATTTACAAGACGTAGTAATTACAATACATTGGCGTTATGCAGCTACAAAAGATGAGGTTAGTACAGATGTTTACGGGGCTACTTCTATGCCTTTGCCAACGGGTGAGGATTTTACCCCTTACGAGGATTTAACAAAAGATCAAGTTTGTAGTTGGTTAGAATCAACTTTGGATGTTGACGCAATGGAAGAGAATTTAGATAATCAACTTGAATTGTTAATAAATCCCGTTAACGTAACTTTGCCCCCTCCATTTGAAAATTAGTTAAATTTACGAATTAATTCTAAATAAAACGAAAAATGGAAATTCAACAAGCAACCGAGATTTTGATTCAAGTGGCACAAATGGCACAAGCAAAAGGAGTTTTATCTTTACAAGATGCAGCAATCACTTTGCAAGCTATTCAAGTACTAACTCCAAAAAAAGAGGAGGAGTCAGAAGAGAATTAACTTATAAAATCAGGGGGTGAAAATCGCCCCCTTTAATTAAATGAAATATATCAACTATTTTTTTGCATCCTTAATTTTATTATTTGTACCAATTTACGGTCTATTAATAGCGGTCGGATCAGCGATAATTCTGGATACTTTTACGGGTATTTTTAAATCGATAAAATTAAACGGATGGCAATCAATAAGAAGTCGCAAGTTGTCGAACGTTATTTCAAAAATGGCGTTATACGAAATTTGTATTATCTTTTTATTTTTAATTGATAATTTTGTTTTAAATGAGTTTATACAAAAAGCATTTGGATTCAATTTTATGTTTACCAAAATATGCGCAATTCTTTTGATATTTGTCGAATTAGTTTCTATAAAAGAAAACATCGAGGAGACTTTCAAAATTGATATTTGGGCCTTATTAAAAAAAGCATTCAATCGAGCAAAAGAAATAAAATCCGATTTCAATGAAATTAAACGCTAGAGGTTACGATTTAATAAAACAATACGAGGGTTATTCCGATAGGCCCTATCTTTGTCCAGCTGGTATCCCTACCATTGGATTCGGAAATACTTACTATCCAAACGGGTCAAAAGTAAAATTAACCGATAAACAAATTACCCGAGAATATGCAAACGAGATGCTTCAATTTGTAGCGGACAATTTTGCAAAGGAGGTATCGAAATCAATCAAATCTATAATTTCACAAAACCAACTTAATGCGCTCACGTCGTTCGCTTATAATTTAGGGATGACGAATTTTAAAAATAGCACGTTATTAAAAAAGGTAAACGCAAACCCGAACGATCCAACAATAAAAGAGGAATTTTTAAAATGGAACAAATCAAACGGGAAAATACTCCAGGGGTTAATCAATAGACGACGCGCCGAATCAAATTTATATTTTCAAATATGAGATATTTAATACTTTTGTTATTATTAACGAGTTGCTCGGTTCGTAAGGTCCAACTAAATAAGGAACAAACAAGCGTTGATTCAACGATGACTATCAAAATTGATAGCGTAAGCAAACAACAAAATAATATTATAACGACTAATAACTCCGAAGAGTTGGAGATTTGTCCGTTAATTGATTCGTTGCCTATGGTTGTGAATGGAATAACGTACAAAAACGCCGTTTTAAAACATAAAAAAGCAAAAACTATAATAGTAGATACATCCAAAAAGATAACGTCTAAAAACGTGGTTAAAAACGTTGATGTTAAAAGAGAGGTATTTAAAAAAGAAAAAACCATCGAACGCGTTTCGTATTGGTGGTTACTGATTCCAATCGTTGGATTCGGCCTTTACTTATATTATAAATATGAATTTTGAAAAAGACGTTACTCCATTACTATCGAGATACTCAAATATTGAGATAGCCAAAAAATTAAATCCAAAAGCAAGTTATTATCAAATTGAGGGATTGCGAAAAAAAATCGGTAGATATCGCAAATCGCAAACCACGTTAAACGATGACAATATCCTAATTATTGGAGATTTGCATTGCCCGTTCGACTTGGATGGGTACCTTGAATTTTGCAAAGAGCAACAAATCAAATATAATTGCGGCCGCGTTATATTCATTGGCGACGTCATCGACAATCATTTCTCGTCTTACCACGAGTCGGACCCCGACGGAATGGCAGCGGGCCAGGAACTTGACAAAGCGATTGAGCGTTTGCAAAAATACTACAAAGCATTTCCAAAGGCCGACGTTATTATTGGGAACCACGATCGATTGGTTTATCGAAAAGCGTTTTCGAATGGTATTTCTAAACGCTGGATTCGTGACTACAACGACGTTTTAAACGTTCCTAATTGGAATTTCGTCGAAAGTATTGAGGTATTCGATATTAATATAAACCACGGCGAGGGCGGAACCGCTAGGACCAGAATAAAAAAGGAACTACAAAGCCAAATCCAGGGGCATTTGCATTCGGATTTTTACCTTGAATATTTGGTTGGGTCCAAGTTTATTATTTTTGGAATGCAAGTCGGTTGCGGAATAGATAAAGATTCTTACGCTATGGCGTACGGTAGAAACTATAAAAAGCCAGCGATAGGCTGCGGTGTATTATTGAACAAAGGAACTCAACCTTTGATCGTACCGATGAAAATGTAATAAAAATTACTTTCCAATTTTTGACCCGATTATAAACATCGGGTTTTTTTATACCCCCCTATCAAATAATATTATTTTTTTTAGGGGGGGGTCAAAAAGTAGTAAAAAAAAGAAAAAAAGTATATATATAAAAATTAACAAAAAATTAACATTTATATTTAAAACACTTTTATATATTTGCAGTGTAATAATAACAAAACAAAAAACAAACACTATGAAAGCACAAATTTTAATAGCAGTAGAAAACAACCAAAAAGTAGTAGTATATGATTTAATTTTTACATCATTCAGAAATTGGGATGGAGAAAGAGAATATAAAATGCAAAGTGATAGAAATAGAGATAAATGGCAAATATATAATTCAGAAAAAGAATATATTAAGGCAATAATGCAAAGAGTAAATTATTACATCAAAAAAGGTTTTCCTAATGTAATTGAAATTAACTAAAAATATCAGGGGTGCGACTGTAACGCACAATTTTAAAAACCAATAAAAATAAACACTATGAAAAATTTTTTATCAAAAGCAATTTGTCAACAAAATTTTGCGTATCTTGTTGGAATGTATATCTTATTTCAATTTATTTTTAGATCTTAATATTATGAAAAAAGGCTATACAATAGAAAATCAATCTTTGCACTATTTACACAATTGTATTTTAGTGTCAAATTACGAGTATATAAATAAAATTATTAACTTGCCAGTAATGAACGATTCTTGTTTGGTTACAGAATTTAGGAATCATTCAAATAATGTTGGACTTTGGAAAATCAAAAAAAATGAATAGTTACGATAAATGGAAAATGGGAGACTATGAGTCTCAAGACGAACGTCAACAATATACAATCGAGGATTTATTGCGCGAAGACTTGAGCGTTTTAGAATCACGATTGAGAGAATCGGAAACCAGATGCGCAGCAATGAAAAAACGTCTTGAGCAATTGGCCGAGATACACGTTTCGGAGCGTACATTCGGAGAAATTACAAACGAGGAATATTTAACAAAAACCACAATATTAAAACCATATGAAAAAAGAAACTAACGTAGAAAGATTTAACCGTTGGATGCTCGAGAGAGTTAAATCGGTTTACTATTCAAATAACGAATTAATGTGCAACGCTTACGCCAAAATTTATGAGTAATAGAAAAAACAATTTCAAAAGCGATCAACGTTCGAACGATTGGTTTAAAGAACGATACGGAAAATTTACGGCCTCGGAAATACATAAACTCCTAGGGGTTCGTGGACTGGGTAAAACGGGAGAGACTTACGCAATTGAAAAGGCAATCGAACAATTGCACGGAAAAACAGAGGTTCCGTTTAGTTCGTTCGATACTCAACGCGGAATTGATACAGAGCCAATTGCATTTGCAAAATTCCAAGAGTTATATCCAGAGACAAAGCCGTCATTTATGTTTCCTTATGGCGATCACGCTGGGGCCTCACCAGACGGAGTTGTTGGAACGGATGCAATTTTGGAGATAAAATGCCCACGAGCAAATAAATTTTTTAAGATTGTAGCCGACGAGGATATTGATCCAGAGTACATCGCACAAATGCAAATGCAAATGCTTTGTTCTAACTCAAATAAGGCCTATTTTTTCAACTATTTAATATTAAACGACAAAGAGTACCATCACACGATTATCGTCGAACGTGACGAGGATATGATCGAATTAATCAAACAACGTTTGGATCAGGCAATTGAGATAAAATTAAACTATATTAATAAAATTACTAAAAACCTACAATATGAATCCAAAAGCTAAAAAAATCGAAATGCACAAACTTTTTTGTTTATGTAATTTATTACTCGAGTCGTTAGACGATTTAAAACCTACTAACCCAATGATGCTGAAATTCAAAGACGATTTGATTGGTATGTGTGAATTATTAAATAACGAGGTTAACGATACTTTTACAATTCAAAAAAGCACATATTTTCCAGAGTTATCAAATAAAATTGCAACTTTAATGCGCAAAAATTTTAACCCAGAGATGTAATGAAGCAATCGCCACTCCAGAGAATTAGACGAATAATAAAATTTTATTATTTGCGTGGACAAAATAGAGAAAATGTTAACAAAGTTTACCGTAATATAATAAAAAATTCGTATATTCGTTAAATAATATTAATCGGGGCAAGGGTTGAGCCTCTTAATTTCAACTCAAAAAAAATAAATATTATGAGCAATAGAGCAAAAGCATTCGAGGGAACGCAAAAAAATCCATCAACTAAATTTTTGGATTGGAAGTCAAACGACAAACAATTCTCTTTTTACGATCGAGAAAAAGAGGCAAACGTTTTAGTACCGCTTCCGTTTAAATTTGTAGTTCTTGACGAACTTCACACGGTTAAGGGTTGGGATGACGCTAGTCAATCGGCAATCTATTCAAACGAGGTTAAATATATCTCTAAACAAGAGATGACAGTTAAACCGTTCAAAGGAAACGAAATCGCAAAAGGATTGTATTCTTTAATTAAAGAAAAAGTTCGCGCCGCTGGTGGACACTATGTAAAATCTATTTATATAATGACAGAAAACGGGCAACTTGCAAACATCCAATTGAAAGGATCAAGCACTCAAGCCTGGGGCGAATTTACAAAAGCTAACAAAAGCAAATTAACCGAAAACTGGATCGAGGTAAATTCTGCAACCGAAGCAAAAAAAGGGAGTGTTAAATATTCAACTCCAAACTTTACAATCGGTAATGCTTTGAGCGATAAAGAATCTAAACAAGCCGACGAGAATTTCGACACGTTAGAGGCTTATTTAAAACAATACCTTACAAACAATATCGAGGTAGTTGAAGAGGAGGAAATTAAAGAGGATTTGGTTTTTTAAATAGTTGTTTATTACGAGAAAAGTCCACTAATTAATTTTAGTGGATTTTTTTTTGTTTTTATTGAAAACAATTTTATATATTTGTGAGGTAATAATAAAAAACCAAAGTTATGGAATACAAAATTTCAGTGTTTAAGGATTTACTCAAATCCAAAGAGGTTCCGTTCAATATGACACTCGAACAAGTTCTCGAGCGTATAAGAAACGGAAAATCAAAAGAACTTATCGAGCGTATAAGAAACGGGGAGCAAATTAAAAATAAACTCCCTTGTATAATGTTTGCGGGTGAATTTTCGGAGAGATCAGGCAACGGACTTGTCAAACATTCGGGCCTTATGGTTGTTGATTTTGACAAATATCCAAATAACGATGTAATGCTCGCGCACCTGGAATTGTTAAAACAAAACAATTATTTCCTATCGTTGTTTATATCCCCAAGTGGGAACGGAATAAAAGGCGTTATCAAAATACCGCAATGCGATAAAATAACACATCCGAAATATTTCAAAGAATTTAACAAGGATTTCCAATACGAATATTTCGACGAGGTTACCTCAAACGTTGATCGCGTTTGTTTTGAATCTTACGACCCGAATATTTATATCAATTACGAGTCGGATCTATACGCTCCCTCAATTGTCGATGAGGGGTTTTCTGTAAAAGAAAAAGTTCCTTTATTGCCAATAAATGACGAGGGGAAAATAATTGAAAAGATAATGGCTTTCAATTGGAAAAAAGGTTTTAACGAGGGGGAACGCAATTCTTTTATTTTTGATCTAGCGGGTGCCTTTTGTGAATATGGAATTTCACAACCTACGGCCGAGGGGTATATTTTAAACAATGTAACAATCGGAGATTTTTCAGATAGTGAAGCGAAAACAACTATAAAATCGGCCTACAAAAAACGTCAATTCGATTGCAAGTTTTTCGAGGACTATACAAAAATCGATACAATCAAACGCGATTTAAAAAAGGGTAAAAATGAAGTTATGCGTTTGCACTCAATTTCAGAGGATACTTTCGAGGATATTAGCCAGGACACAAAAGACGCGGATTTTTGGTTCATCGAGGTAAACGATAAAACGGGCAAAGAGAAAATTCATATTGATACATTCAAATATAAAACAACTCTGGAAAACTGGGGATTTCGAAAATACTTTCAGAATGATTGCCAAAAGCCAACGTTCGTAAAAGTTACCGAGAATAAAGTCCAGGAGACATCGATCGAAAAAATAAAAGATTTCGTTCTTAAATATTTAGAAAACAGAGAAGACGGCCGACAAATTTGGAATTATTGCGCATCGTATCAAAATTTATTTAGTGAGAATTATTTGTTAATGCTCGACACAATCGAAATGACAATGCTAAAAGATAATAGATATAAATCTTATTTGGCATTTAAAAACGGGATCCTGGAGGTAACAAAAGACTCGATAAAATTAAACGATTATATCGACGACTATGGGTACATTTGGGAGTCTCAAATTATCCAAAGAGATTGGATTGAGTCAAAAAATATCGACAACGATTATAAACGATTTATATCAAACATTACAAACGGGGAACCCGAAGCGATGGAATGCGTAATTGGTTACTTATTGTCAACATATAAAAACAAATCGAACAATAAAGCGATTATTTTAAACGACGAAGTTATAAGCGAAAACCCAGAGGGCGGAACTGGAAAAGGTGTTTTTATCCAGGGAATTAAACAATTGAGAAAAGTTGCGATTTTAGACGGTAAAACGTTCGACGATAAAAAATCTTTTCCTTATCAAACAGTCTCAACAGAGACGAACGTTCTAGTATTTGACGACGTAATTAAGAACTTTAATTTTGAAAATAAATTTAGTTTGGTAACCGAGGGGATGACACTCGAAAAGAAAAACAAAGACGCGTTAAAATTATCGGTTGAGGAATCGCCAAAGATGGTGATTAGTACAAATTACGCAATCAAAGGAGATGGAAATTCAAACGACCGACGACGTCACGAAATGGAGATCGCACAATATTACGGGAAAAATTTAACGCCGTTCGATGAGTTCAAACGCGAATTGTTCGACGACTGGAGCCAACAAGATTTTGTTCAATTTGATAATTATATGATCGCTTGTTTGCAAACTTATTTGAGCCTTGGATTGGTGCAACAAAATTCAAAAAATATTAAATTGAGAAAATTAATCGCCTCGACTTGTATGGAGTTTTACGAATTTATTCAAGAGTTAAGCGAAAACGTTCGACTTAATAAG